GCTTAACCATTAATTCACTAAAAGCTGACCTTAATCTATTAACAAATTTCTGATAACGAATTTCTTCACGAGTAATACCTTCAGCATTAAGAGTAAATGCACCCATTCCAGATTGACCCTCCCAACGAGAATAAGGAATTTTAGAATCCATTTTTAATTTCTTATAGAAGTAATTAAGTAATTCTGAACCTGATAGATTTGGGCCAGGCATTGAAATAGCTTCTATTTTAACTCCTTGATTTTGATCATTAACTGGAGTAACATAATTCTTATAGAATAAAACATTTGGTTTACCATCTACTTGAAGTTCACCAGTATCGCCATTAAAGTAGATATCCTCCTTAAACATATTTAAAAATTCTCGAACATCTTCTTGACCTTTTTGGAAACTCTTAGTTCCAATAGGAACACTTGTTTGTAACCTAATTGGTGCATTCATTACGTGCCATATAACTTTACTATGTTCAATAATTCTTAATAAGTTAAATGATCTAATCAGTCTCTCAACAAATGAAATTCTTTTTGTTCTGAAATGATTTGAATAAGAAATATAGATTACTTGTGAATCATTAAGAACTCGAGTAGATCCATTTTGTTGATCGTATTGTAACCATTGCATAAATATCTTACCTTTTGCATCTTTCTGCAATTGTGGTGCAATACTTGCTGGGTCTAATTCTTTAAAACCTATAATTTCTTTCGGTTTTTCTAAATTATCATAAATTATTTCAAAGGTAAGATGTCCTTCTACTAGGAATTGAAATGCATATTGCCATGCAGCAATACCTTCTCCGAATCCCCAAGCAGTATACATTTTTTCATAATTATCATTATATTTCTTAACGACTTTTTCTTGAAAAATTAAACGTTCTTCTTTAGTATCACCTCGATAAAACATTTTACCGGTAAGATCCTTTGGATATGCGAACCGTGCTTCATCATCATATACAATCATATCATCAACGATTGTTTCTAATACGAATTCAATTTCACCATTTGATGCAATATCTCGAAGACGTTCCCGCTTTACTACATAGTCTAATTGGAAAAAAGCAAGTGCTTTTGTTCGCAACTGAGAAGTAGTATCTGAGATTGCCATCGAGAACTTCATTAAGTCATCATTCAAATTAGATTTAGTTGATCTAGCCTGAAGTTGACCCTCAATAAAACCAATTGCTTGTGAATTTTTAAGTAATAGATCCTCGTGTCGAGTACCAAATTTACTTAAGTTAGATAGAGCGCTACTTGATTTTGCTCCTGAGGTATTAAGAAATCCTGCCATATTATACTAAGGTATTTGTTAAAAAATTTTCATATACTATTCCTAGATTTATTGGATCTGGATATAGTCCATGTGTTGATATTTTAGGATTAACTAACATTCCAAAATTATCCCAATCGATTAATCTTGCAGATGATACTTTATCCATATTGTAGTTATTTATTGCATAGTTTAAGTTATTTACACCAACTACTGCACTGAGAGCCTTTGGAGTAATTAAATAAAATCGTTGATCAATTAATTGACGTTTACTTTGAGGTATTAGCTTATTGTCCTTATCAAATATATTGCTTAATCCATTTAATTTAGAAAAATTCCAGTATGCTTCCATTATCTTAACCTGTGCAGCAGGTGGCATGATCTTAAGATTTAAAAAGAGCGCAACTTCCTTCCAATTATCATGAAAAAGAAGTAGACCAGTTGGATTTAAATCTAAATAATGTTTTCCTGTCTTCTGATATACATACTCTTCAGTTATTGAAGGAACATCTGCTACTACTTTGAAAGAATAAAATCTTCCTGGAATAACTTGTCTCCTGTTTTGACTGATTCCATATTGGTCAGCTACTGCATTTAAAGAAAGCGAACCATTATTCTTTTCTAGTTTATTAAAATCCATCTCTTATTGTTTTACACTTTATTGAATAGAAAGTTTTCTGTAATTATTCCAAATCGCATATTATTCTTCTTTGCATATACTTTAGCTGCCTTAAACTTAGCATCATTTATGACATATGCTTTTGCATGCATCGCATAACTCATAGTTGCTTTTTCAGTTAATTTAGTAGGTGGTTCAGGTGGAGTAAGATATTTATTTGGTTTTACTTCAATTATCCATTTTGTAATAACTCCTTCAGGTGATTTAGTTGCCATATAGCAGTCTACCCAATAAGTACTTTCCTTTTTTAAAATGGGGTTCCAGTAAGCTATCCCGGTGGGTTCTGATGCATACTCAATAACGGCTTCAGTATTATCGCAGTAAGATAGAAATTTTAGTTCCCAACTTGATCGATAGATAATTTTAGTAACATCACCGGTATATTTTTCTGGATGATTTGGTGTAAAATATCCTTGCTTAACTTTACCTCTTTGAGGTTTTAGGAAATCATGTATGTCACGTTCTGGTTTCTTCATAATATACTATTATTTATTCAAAAAAGACCTCACTCCCATTTCAGGAAGTGAGGTCTAAAAAACCAAGAATTATCCTGGAAATATTTTAACCTAAATATTTTTCAATAAGTCCATCAGCATCCTCAGAACTAAGTTTACCTAATTCTACTAACTTAACCATTAATGCAGCAACTGCAAGTTTCTCAGGAACATCTTCTTCAGACATTTCAACTGAATCATCTTCCGCTGCTCTAGCCAAATCATCAAATGCAGCTTGTGCAGCCTCTTCAATATCTTCTTCAGATCCAACAATATCTACTAATTCATCAATTAACTTAGTATCAATATCTAATGGCATATCAGACTCGTCCATCTCATTTAATTTATATTCACGTAAAGACATTACTCTTCTCATATACTTTAATTTTTTATTATTTATTTAAATCCAGATTAAATCTAGAGGAGATTCAGAAAAGTATAATAATATAAACTTATTAAACTCTTCATTTGAAAGATTTACATCATATGCTTTCATAAATATAAAAAGATCATTTACATCTTTGATTAATCGAACTTTTCGGTAATCCGCATTATATTTTTTACGAAGATCTGCTATAACTTTGTTCCACATGAAAACACGATAGCCTTTCTTAATTAATTCAAGTGATTGAGTCTTACCTGCTGAATCACTGTCAAATAGGATTAAGGTATTTGATTTAGAAAGTAGATTCTCAAGAAGAAGACGACTCTTTGAAATACCAGTCGTTGCAATTGAATTATTTAAGAACATTGCATCAATCTGACCTTCTGTTACTAAGATCGGCTTAGTAAAATCTACATTTAAGACATTAAAGTAATTATTTACATTATCTATGTCAGATAATATAGAATCTTCAATATTTTTAACGAGCCCACTTTTCTTTAGTTCAGAATAATTCTTAATTAAATACTTTGGGCCAAATTCACTATGTAATCGACGTATTGCAAAACCTAGTACTTTGCCTGACCTCTTATCTAAATTAAAAAGATATATTTTATCTCCCTTTAAATCGAAATAGCTACACTCATTAAAGGCTGGTAAATCAGATAGGCATCTATTTTTAATAAATTGGCCTAGTTCAGATTCAGGTTCAACTTCGTCACATGGAATAAGAGAAAATCTATCTACTAGGTAATCTATTCGAAGTAGGTGTTCACTTGCATTTTTATTAATTAGGAGCTCGATTAATGAGCCTCTCTTCTTTTTATTTGTTTCAGGGGTCCACTTGACTTCAGTATTCTGTATATCAGGAACGCCAAGTGAATACTTTAGTGAGAATTTAGAAATAAATTTAGGAAGATCTGTTTTTACACCACAGCCATCATTATAACACTTATAGAATCCACGCTCAGGATATAGATTGCCTCTCTTCTTCTTAGAATCATGAGCGGAATCTCCGCAGTATGGACAAGCAAAATTAAGTTTATCTCCAGAGTCATATACTTGCTGCTTTAGCCTGTCTCCAGGAAATCTCTTTTTTAAGAGATCAAGTATAAAAGTTTGTATGTTGTAACTAGTTAACAAATCAAACATTCTCTTCCTCCTCTAACTCAATTACAGGATTTAATTTTTCTTTTTTCTTAGTTAGTCGCTTTAAGTACTTATCTAATTCTGGTTTTGGGACAATTGTTGTATTTAAACCATACTTAGTAATTACTTCAAGATATTCTTGAAAATCTGATTCTGGGATATCTGCTTCAGGATTACCTATAACTTTCCAGAATTTTTCAGGCACTTCAACATATTCTAAAGTATCTTGATCAACTGCATATAATGGATAGATATCTGCATCAGTTAATACTTTTTTACTTTTAACTGTAACTAAGTCAACTGCTCTTTTTAGATTTATATCAAGAGAACTTATCTTCATTGCAGTTAATAATCGATTTACTGGTTCTATAATCAATGAAAAGAATTGTGAATCAATATCCATTAAGATTGCAATTTCATCTGGATACGTTCCAGGAGAATATGCAAATACGTCATGGCCACCTTCATTAGTTTCAGGATTACAATAATAGAATTTTATTTTATCACCTTCTCTAATCTTTGGATACTTCTCAATTAGCCCTGTTTTAATTAGAGTATGATTATAAATTGCAGCTGCTCTAGGAAAGATAGATATTCCTTTTCTTAGTTCTAGCTTAGCTTCACTTGCAACATACTTATTATATACTCTAATTCTAAAGTTAAATGCAAGCTCATCTGGATGCATGGAGATTGCTTCAGTTTTTAGTGCTAATAGTCGAGGAATAATATCTTTTTCTAGATCTAATCGCTTACCTCTATCCATAATAAAAGAAGTAAGTTCAGTTAATTTATTTCTTGCCCAAATCGGATATGATCCTTTAACTGGTTCAAGACCTTTGATAATTAAATATCTTTTGTCTTGAGGTTCCAATTCAAAGTTAGGATTAGGCTCATATGCAACACGAATAGCATAATTTTTCTTCTTAAGCCATATTCCAGTTTCAGAAAGATTTTCAAGTTTGAATTTTAATCTATTTGTAGTATTAAACAATTTACCATATCTATCAAAACAGTTATCAAAATAATTAGAAAGTCGATATCTATCTATATTAATACAAATTGTTAAGGCTTCGTCTTTTGTAAAATCAGCGCCTATTATTGACTCAAGAGCAGCATCAAACTGTACATAAATTGAATTATGTACAAGTATATTATTTGCAATAAATGTATGCGATTCTTCTGCTACTTCGACATCATATACATATTCATCATCAAAATTAGAAAGTTTTTCAATTTTTGATATTTTTTCAAAGCCTGTTTTTAATTTCATCATATAAAGTATTTAAAGTTATTTCGGTATTTAAAAAATCATCTGTTTGCCAGACGATTAGTGTTTCAATATTATGTTCATTAAGGAGAGCATTTTTTCTAAGCATATCATTATTCCAAATATCACTGGCCGTTAAATTAGAATGAATAATATCTTTACTTAGATAAATATTAGGATTCGCATGCCAATAATCTCCATTATATTCTATTGCTAAATTTAATTCTTTAATATAATAATCTATTTTACAATATTTGTTTAATGTTTTTAAAACTTTTGAAAATTCTTTATTTTTAGAATGATAGTAAGTAGTTAGATTAAACTCAGCAATTATTAAATCAAATTTATTAAAAAATATTTGAGAAACCTTACTTGTATTTGTATTAAATCTATCTAAGTATTCTTTAAATTTAACAGACCCGATGTCTTCTCCATGTCGTTTAATATAGTTACATAGGGTTTGAGACTTAGCTTGTCCCAGAGATATCCATTTTTGAGTACCTTCATCTTTTCCATACTTATCAATATAATACTCTAAACTCTTTGTTAATTTCTGAAGATCTATGTATTTCTTCCATCTTATTTGACCATCGACTTCTCCATATTTTTTAATTAAATTGTTTAATGTTATTCCTCTACTCTTATTAAAGTTAGAAAAATCTTCTTCTGTAAAATTATAATGCTTCTTTTTATACTCAAAAGTATTCGTCACACGCTGAATTTCACAATATTTATTCCACCTAGACGTTCCATCAGTTTCTCCATAAAGTTTAATTAAATTATTTAATGTAATTCCATGCTTTTTCCTCTGATTATTAAAATCATCGTCGGATACATCAAATGCATATTTAACATATTTGCTACATGTATTAAATAATTTAGATGGATTTTTAGATTCTATTTCAGGAAATTTATCAATTAAGCAATTATAACATATTTGTAATTGATAGGAGCAACTATTTACTTTTTTAACAGTTTGATAATTTGAATTTATTAAAATAACTGACTCGTTTGAGAGAATAACTTTTGTTTGAGGATACCAAATTGAATTATTACATTTTTTACATGGAATATGCGGCATGTTATAATTAATTAGAATACTATCTAATTCTTTCTGGTTAGTAATTATAACTTTCATTATTTAATTATTTCTTATTATTTATACTGATACTGGTTATTATTTAACAACTAAAACTAAATCAGTTTGAGGATCTATTTCCCGTGCTTTAACTTCAATTTGTTTACCATCTCTAAAAACAACTAAAGAGTGGTCGCCAGTAACAATAACTTTTTTTCCAGTTGATGTTGTAAGTTGCCATCTCTCTTTACTTACACGATGTCTAATTATTCTAGTTACGTTAGACTGATGTAATCCTAAATCAGATGTCCAATTTAATATTGAATCAGACTCACATACCTTAACTGATTCATGACCAGAAAGAGTATCACCAGCTGACCCATTTTCTTGATTTAAAATATACCAGTCTTCGATTGTTATATTTCCATATTTTCCACTATTGATTATGGTATCAGAGGCCACGCTGTCGGTGTCGGTGTATATAGCTGCTTCTGAATCTACTTTATTAATTGTATACTGACTTATACCCAATTGTTCATGGAGCTCAGTATCAAGGTGCCACCTTTCTAAAAAATAGTGATTTACAGCTTTAATTGAAAACTTGATTAGATCTTGTCCCTGTAAAGTAATAGATTGTGCAATATCAGGATTATAAAAATAAAACCATTTATTGCCAAATGCACCATATATACTATTAATTAGGATCTTTATTGCATTTTGCTTAAGATCAAGTTTTTTAAGATGCTTATCTCTATCTTCCATATGTTTTTATATTATTATACTATTATTAAATTAAAAGTTCAAATCAGTACGAGTTAATATTTTTATTATACTATATTCTTTAATATTTTAAATTATATTGTATATTCTGATTAGTAAATCAGAAATTCAAAATAAGACTTTGAATACTCCAGATAAATAAGAAAAAGAAGTTTTTGTTATGGAAGAACACGATGATGATAAGGTTAGAGATAAGACGCATGAGCTAATTTCTGAACTTCCATTTATATCTGAATTTCCATTTAAGGAATATGATATACGATTAACTGAGACAGGCGATGATTTTATTAAATTAGGAATATCTCCGATGTTAGTTAATGAATTTGGTGATAATGGTGTAATCGAACATCTTAATTTTAATTATAGTGAAGATGATTCGAATATTTCAATTTCAATAGGCAGATATGATATTGAATGGATTGCTGAACAATCAGAAAAAGTTAAAAAGGTAGACACTATTAGAAAAGTATTAGACTTAGGTATATCAAGTATGGATCTAACAGATAAAGTAAAAGCAATTAAGGCAGGTCGAAAATTTATAAAGTTGATCGACTGTGAAAATATTGCACTAATGGATTTCAGTGAATTATTATCTGAATTTCTATTAATGTATGAAACTGCACTCATCTCAAAAACAAAATTGGGTTTGCAAAAATTAAGTGAAGCAACTATAAAATCAACTGAATTCTCAGAACGTCAATTTAAAGCAGTATCAGCCTTCCTTAATTTCCAAATCCATTATATGAAAATCTTATTAGGCATAGTTATCGCAATTAAAATATATTAATTTATGAGTAGACGATCAAAACTAGGAAAGGATGAATTAGAAGAAATTGAAACATGGGACAGAACGCGAGAACTGCTAACAACATCAAAGCTTTTTAAATCAGGAATTGACATTAAATGTAGATCAGCCGCACAGAAAGATGCATTGAGTGCAATGGAAAACCATGATATCTCAATTATAACAGGTCCTCCAGGAACAGGTAAAACTTATTTATCCTGTGCTAGAGCTCTTAAGTATATAAAGGATGATGCGAGTACATACCATAAGATTATCTTAATAAAATCTGTTAACGTACCTAAAGATGAGGAGATAGGGTATCTAAAAGGCACAATGGAGGAGAAGATGGAGATGTATATGTACCCATTTATTTCAAACTTTCATAAAGTGATAGGTAAACAGTCAACTGAAGCGCTTAAGGCAAATGGAAGTATTGAAATCTTGCCTATTAAATTTGCATTAGGCGTAACCTTAGATAATGCAATTATATTAATCGATGAAGCACAGCAAATTGCAAAAGATCATCTACATACACTAATGACTCGAATTGGAACAAATTCAAAAATGGTATTCTTAGGAGATGTTAAACAAAAATCTGTTAATAAAGGTCAGAAAAGTGCACTTGAAATATTAATTGAACATTTTGTAGAAATAGAAGAGATTGGAATAGCTACTCTAACTAGAGATGATATTGTACGCCATCCTATTATTAAGAAATTAGAGGAGGTCTTTGAAAAAATCGAAGATGCTGAAAAATTAAATAAATAACAATAAAATTAGTATGAAGCATATCATATCATATAAATTATTCGAAGCTGTAATATTACCGCCCGGGATAGATGATAATGATCCAATTACATCGATTGAAGCAGCAATAGACTTTGGGAGAAGACATGATTTTGATGTAGCTGGATACGATGAATTCTATAATTCATTAAGTGATGCTGATAAACAAACGGCACCACCTCAATTTAATCCAATTGAAAGAAGAGGATCCCCGTTTTTTGCACTATTTCATCCAATCAGAAAAAGACCGATGTTTGTTATTTGTGATCCGAATATTTTTAGATTTATGCCAATGGGCGAGATTATTAGAGATATTATTGGACATGAAAGAGTCCATGCAGAACAAAGTAGACGAAAAGGCGATATTGAATATGATTTACCTAGTCCAACTGATAGAAAATTATATTTTTCAAATAAAGAAGAGATTATGGCATTTTCTTTTACTATCGCTAATGAAATTAAAAAAGAAAGTAGAGATTTTAAGGAGGCTACTGATAATTTTCTTAAGGATAAGTTAAGTCGACAAGCTAAGATGATTTGGCATGAAATCAAGAATGTTTGTGATGAAGAAGTAATAAAAAGATATAGAAAATATATTTATTTGTATCTTGAAAAAATGTTTGATAATTAAAATTTAAGTAGATGAAAAAAATTCGTATATTTAGACTTAATGAATGGCACCCTGGAGCAAAGGAGATTTCAGAAACAATCGAAGACTTTATTAATCGTGGAGAAAAAGTATTAGATATACCTGAAGAAGTTTCTTATGCTGCAATAAGGATGATATTACACTATTTTGATGGAGAAGACGCTGTTAAATTAGATAGAGACTCTGTAGAGTATGAAGCTATTGAAAATATTGAAAATTGCATAGATACTATTATTGATGATGGATATCCGCTAGATTGGATTATTAAAGAATTTAGAAGAATTCTTTGAAAAAATTAAATAAATAAAATAAAAATATTATGAAAAATCAGATTACAACTTTTTCTAGATTTATTAATGAAAATCGTGATGAGTCAACTATTCAAAACCGACATAGAGATATGATGGTTTACTTAATACCTAGAGTATATCGAATTAAATTTAAATTAAATTCAGAATTCCATGGAGAAGAAAACGAAGCTAGGGGTGAAGGACTATTGACTCGTAAATTTTCTCAACTCACTAATGATAAAATAATGTTTCGTAAAACTGATGGAGTTAATATAATGGGGGATAGTGCTTACCTTAAACTACACACAGTATTTACAGAAGATTATCTTAGGGAATTTGTAGAACACCTTTGCAGTGAAGCAATTGACGGAGAACTTAATATTGAAGAAATTCCGACCGATCAGTTTACAGATGGCAAATTTGTTTGGTAAGTTTATTTAAAACACAGTAGATAAAAAAGCGACTTATTCAGGTCGTTTTTTTGTTAAATCCACAATATGATTAGATGTTTCAAATTTTTGATCTTTGTAAATATCTAATCTAACCTTAGAGTGTCTAATAGAGTATCCATCTAACTGATCAACTAGATCCCAAACAAGAACTTTTGTTTTTTCTGCTAATTTACGCATGCCTCGTCCAATCGCCTGACGTAGAGTAACTTCAGCTTTGATAGATTCTGCAAATATAATATGATGTAAATTCTTCGAGTCAATTCCTGTAGCAAATGTTCCAAATGAAGCCACTAAGATCACATCATTTTGAGATTCTAAAATATCTTTAAAGCGATCTCGTTCTTTAGAATCAACTTCGCCATCAATATAAAAAGTATTTGGATTCCATTCTAATAATTTAGATTGAATCATTTTACCATATCCATTCTTAACATCTGAAAACAGGATTAATGAATTCTTTCCTACTTTTTTAGCAAGATCACTAATAAATTCTAAACGTTCTTTACTTTCAAAAATTATTCCTTTTTCAATAGATAACATATCACGACCAAAATCTTTTGCATCATTATACATGGATTTACCGTTTTCCTTTAAATACCAATATTTTTGAATTTGAGGATCAGACTCATCATACTTAAGTCCAACAATTTTAATTTTAATATTTGGAGAGTATCCATTATCGATTAGGTGCTTAGCTGAAAGAACCATTACCATTGGACCAACTGTCTCCTGAACTTTAAAGAAATCTGAAAACTGTTCATCTAGTTTAACTGTTCCAGATAGACCAAGACGATATTCCCAGTTAATACAAGATAGAAGAATTTCTCGAATAGAGTCGCCTTTACTTTTATGACAATTTGAAACATTTATATTATTTGCAATATAGTTATGATTTAACCCGTCATCTGATTTTATTCTAAGATTGTAAACATCACCAGAATATTCTATTTTTTTAATTTTTTTAATTTTCATAAAAATTGAATTAAGAGCCTTTTTAGTTTTAGATAATCAGGTTGATTTAATATTTTAGATTCAGAATAGTTAAGTTTAAACCAGTCTTCAGTAATAACAATAAATTCATAATTATTAGCGCTTGCCCAACTTAAAGCAGATTCGAATTTGATTTTATTGACGTCAGTATCTTCTAATACAGAAGGTTTTATCTCATAAATTTTCTTATTTTTAAAATCAATAAAATCAACTAAATAATTATGAAGTTCGTTATTATAGGTATATGGAATTCTAAGTTTTTCATATACTGTTGTCGGATTCAGTATTTGGAAATATGCGTCCCATGAAGATCTACAATTTATTATTTTTTCAACATTTTCCTGGACAATTTTAACAGTACATCTAGATTTAGCCCAGCTATTCGTTACGCATGGTGTAAATTTTCCATCACGAATAGCTTTTTTCATAGAGTTAGAAGTTTTCATATTCATAGTCAATCTTTTTTCTTTTGAAATACGATGGCAATTATTTAAGTCGCCTAGCATTTTATTTGATCTCCAAGTATGTAAACATGAGTTTGAACAAAATTTTTGATAACCTAAATTAAATGAATAAAATTTATTTTCGTTTCCGCATATACAAAATTTATTATTATCATTTACTAAATAATCATATACTGATTTTTCAGTAATTTGAATAGGTAGATTAATATTTGAATCTCTAAAAAAATCATTATATTTTTCATCTTTGGTTTTTCCATTATTTACCATGATAAATTTTTTTAGGTTTATTGTTAAATGATTTAATATTTCAGTTTTTTCTTTCACAATTATGATCTTTATTATTATTTATCAGTAGGTCCATAACTATAAATCAAAAATTGAAAGAATTTCATCGTCTTCTAATAACTGATCAGTTCTTTTATATGTTCCATCTATTAGTTTAACTTTATGATTTCCAGTTAGTTTTATAGTCTCACCATTTTCTAATTCAATTTCATACATTTGAGAAGACTTAGATAGATTTTTATAGACATAGTCAACTTCATTTATCTCAATATTTCCAGTATAATCATTAATTGTGTATACTTTTTCACCAGCTATAATATCTTGAATTTGTTTATATGAATCATCTGCCATTTTTATTAAAGTTAAAGGATGTAAACATTCATCCACTTGAACAATTGAAAAAGCCCTAAATAACTCAACGGAAAGGTTCATTAAGCTTTGATAAGTAGAGATTACGATCTCTGCATCATTGAATTTATCCTGATTGAATTTATTCTTTCCGCCAATCTTACAAATACTCCATTCTTTACCAGGCTGAGCATACATTTCAAATTTCTCAGCGGTTTGACCAACAAGTGATATATTCGGAACAATAATTAGTGATTTCTTCTCCTTTGTAATCTTTCCGCCGTCTCGTAAAAAAGAATTATAGATAAAAAAGATTAGGGTTTTACCAGCAGAAGTCGCAAGCTCTTGTGTACAAAATTTATATTTAACTGCTCTAAATGCACCTTCTATTTGATAATCACGAGGAATAATCGGAAGTCCTCTCTCATCAAGTATTCCAGCAAGTAGAGTTTCAACATATGTTAAATATTTTTCACGACTTAGCGAATTATTAACGAATGATTCAGCTCCTTCAATTTCAACATCATATCCATGCTTTTCAGAAAAATTATAGATTTCTTTCCATAAACCAACTGCAATATTTCCATCTTTTGTGATAAAAGGGTCAAGTCCGTCCCATACTCCACGATCAACAAGCACATTAAATGCAGCTTGTTTAGATTTACGTTTAAAGAACTTAAATAGACTCGTCTTTTCATAATTTAACGTAAATTCTATAAGTTTAATGAATCTCTTGTCTGGGGATACTTTAAATTTTAACACATAAGGTCTATTTTTTTATAGGCCGAGAGTTTTTTCGATATCAATTCTAGTTTTTATTCCAAAGATAATATTATCAATAGTTTTAATCGATTCAGTAAAGAAAGCAACTTGATTTTCAAATATTTCTAGTGATTCTTTAATTACTGAAGTTCGACCATCTAAGACAACAGTCTTTTCATTTGCTTGATATCGAATTTGTAGGTTTCTCGAAAGATTCTCCATCTCAGCAGATCGATCATCTCTATATTTTTTACGAAGAGCTGTAATATGTTCAAATAGGGTGTGATTATCTTCTAATAATCGCTGCCTAAGTGAAAGCATATTAACTTGTGCCTCCTTAAGAGTCTTAAGGTTTGAAAGTTTTTCAATATTCTCATAAATTTCTTTGGATACATCAGCTCGACGATCTTGAAATTTTTTAGTAATTTTAACTTTAGTTTCTTCGTTCATTATAGGATATTTTGTATCTTATACTCAATTTAAAGGGTAAGGTTTAATCTGGAACGTCAGTAAACTTATAATACGTTGATCCTATTTTAAAGTGGTCATCATTTTCCATATCATCTAAACTATTTGATGAAACGATTTCATTACCTGCAGGCGAAGATGCTCCATCATAATAGAAATCAGAATATTCTTCACCTTTTTTTCCTAAAATTAATGTCTTAATCTTAAATTTTTCAAATAATTGTGGTATCTTATCTTTAAATGTATCATCTTGTAATTTAATGAAAACTGATGGATAATCTACAAGTTCACCATTACGACTCATAGCAGAGGACTGTTTAATATAATCAAATTCTTTAAGATCTGAATCTAGAGCTTTTTGATAACTTTCGCTACTCTTAAAAACTATTATGGTAAAAGGTAATCTAAACTGAATAGTATCTCTAATATCAGTCCAGGTATGACCCGTTTCTTCAGTCTGAGTTTTTATATCTTGACTGTATTCTTCATATAATTTAATATATTTCACCATAGTATAGAGTAAAACTTTTTATTATTTATCAATAAAATATAACACTATGAAAAAAATAAATGAACTTTACATTTTTGACCTTGATGAAACTCTATTAAGGGTGCCGAGTTATACTGATAAGTTTGCAATAGAGCGACTTAATCCTGATATATCATTTAATACACCTTATGAATTTTACGATCATCCTTTGTCGTTATGTGATAAGATTAATAATATTCAATTAATTGAGCCAATTTATCGAGAATGGGAAGAAGCTAATGCTGATCTCAGTTGCGGACATGTCTTGATTACGCATAGAGCATTTAGTCAAAAAAATACAGTACTTGATTTGTTAAAGAGAAAAGGTGTATTATTTGATCATACTTATTTCCTAGGACGAGCTAGTGCAAAATCAGAATGTGTTAAATATGTATTAAATGAAGTATATGATATCAGTGAAATTAAAAAAATTAAAATATTTGAGGATTCGATTGATCAAATAGCAAAATATCAGCAATACTTCAGTGAACATAATTATAATATTGAAGTAGAGTATTGGATAGTCGATAAAGCGAGAGTATTTAGGATTGGAGAAGTTCAATTGAGTGATAAAAAAAGAATAACATTAATATAATATGTCATTAATTATTATAGAAGGTCACCGACACAGCGGAAAAACGTATTTGATTGAGAAATTCCTTGAACAGAATACTAATCCAAATGTTCACTATTATAAATTTCAATTTGCAAAATATATTGATGAACTTGGAATGCGGGATCAGGATTCTGGTCCAGGTGTACATTATTTTAGTATAGCCAATGTAATGACTATTCTTGAATTAAATCAATCACTATTAAAGGATCAAATTCTAGTATTCGATAGATGTATTTTCTCAGCATATGTATGGTCAATTTATAGAGAAAGAATGGATCAAGCTAGATTGCTTGGCGAATTTCAAAAGATCTTAACCAGTGATCTTTATCAAAACAGTAAAGTTGTATATGTTGATCGCGCCGATAAAATTGAAATAGTACGACGTGAAAAAGACTATTTTAGTAATTTTGAAAATGCTGATGCTGAAAAAGAATTATTTGAAAGAATCTTTTCAGAATTCGGAAATGAGATTACTGACACTAGTCGAAATAATGATTTTGCTAGGTTGACTAATCGATTCGATGATGATAGTATTGAGGAATTCAATCAATTGCTAAACAATCTAATAAATAGCACAACGATTTCTTAATAAATAATAAAAAATATTTTAGAATGTCACAAAAATATACATTAAGCTATTTACAGTATATTAATGAATCAGAAGATATTACTCCGTTAAAGGGTTATACTGCTGATCTTATTATTACACGAATTGGAGAATTAATGGAAGTTCTTCCAGACAAGGTAAGATTTGGAATACCTTCTGATTTCCTAGGTCGTAATATTACTTATCGTGATGCAAATGGAGCAATTGAAAGAATTCGAGATATTTTAAATCACTATAATAAAGAAGATATTAGATTTTACTGCTGGTCAGTTGCATATACTGGAACATGGGCTGCATCAAAATCACTTAGAAATAAAATAGAAAGTATTAAAGCATTTGGTGAAAATAATACAAATCTTAATTTACAAGATATGATTAACTATTTTACTGAAAATGCAGAAGATGCAGATAATATTGCAAGTATATCAATAAATATTGATTCATTGAGTATTAGAAAAGCAATGAATGTACCAGTAGAGCCAGAAGCAATTAACTTGCCTACTGAACCTGTGACTGATACTAAGAAGCCTGAAGAATTAGAAAAAGCTAAACCGAAAGCAATAGAAGGAGAAATCTAAAAAGATAAAAATGGCAGGAATAAACAATTTAAGAGAAGTTTATGAAAAGAGAGGTAAATCTTTCTTAAATGGACTATTGAATAATTACGTTATAATCAACGAGAAAGTAGATGGTGCCTTCTTTGGAATAAGAAAAACGGAAGATGATAAATTTAAATATTTTAAAAAGTCTGGTGAGATAACTTATGTTGATCAAGTCTTAATGAAATATTATAATAGTCCAATCCTACAGTTTTCAAATTTATCAATTGATAAAAGACAACGTATCCCTGCAAACTTCTTTTTTGGATTTGAATACTTTACAAAGAGTGACCATAAATCAAGTAAAAGATCTGACTTACCGAAGAATGGATTAATACTTTCATATATTCATAAATTAGATAATACTGGAAAAATAATTGAGACTCTTCAATCAAAGGAGGAACTTACTAGATGGGCAGATTTTTTAGAAGTAGAAGCTCCACCTATCCTATTTGAAGGTAAGCTAGACGATGAACAGAAGAGTAAGATATTAGAATTTGTTTATTCAGAAGCATCTTCATTAGAAGACAAGTTTAAGACTACTTCATTTACTAAATATATTATTTCAGTATTGTGCCCAGATGAAAAACTAGAATCGATTAGTCCTAGAGAATTAGAGACTATTATTTTTAGGTTCTATGGAGAGTCTGATGATGATGAAGTATTCTTAGCTAAATTAGTAGATCCAATATTTCAACAGAAGATTAGTGAAAATCGACCTGTGCAAAATAATTCACAAGATTATATCTGGTTAATTGTAATCGATCTAATGAATCACTTTGAAATGTACGATATTGATAAGTTAAGAAGTATGATTGATGAAACTGGATCATTCGAAGAAAAATATATTGACTTAATTAATAAAATATTTAAAGAGTTTATTGCAGAGTATTCAGCAAAATATGATGGTCTTGAATTAGAAATTCCAGAATATTTAAAACGACCTGAATTTGAATTGGACTTAAATCTAGTTAGAGATCCAGAAGTAGTTAATTTAATTCAACAGAATTCAACAAATATTGAAATTTATAAAATACTTCTTAATTTTTTTAGAAAAGTTAGAAAGAAATCAAG